TTTGAAACCAGCTTTAATTTTATCCCAAACTTCAGAGAGCTTTTCAAAAGCGTTTCTAACTTTATCCACAACTCCTGTTGCTTGGTCTGCGCCTGGAATACCGTCGCCTTTTCCGAACAACCCAGCAATCTTGTCTTTTGCTGAGTTTAAGACTTCCCCAAACTTTGTTACTCCACTGTTAATGAATCCAAAGAACTTTTGAATTCCTCCGCCCTCAACAAGAATCTCTCTGATCCTTGAGACGAAGTTTCCAGCACTTGCCCCGGCTCCACCAAGGCTTCCGCCAAGGCCAAATAAAATTGACGCTAGGTTAGAAATTACGCTAAAGATGCCTTTGCCAATTTCTACTCCTATTTTGATTATTGAGAAGAAGCCGGTAAAAATTGCTTTTAATTTGTTTGCGGTTTCGCCACTAATAATTAGTTTTTGCGCAAAGTCCCTGAATCTAGTTGTTAAATCAACTAAAGTGGCCGCAGTAGCTGGAGGAAATACAGCTCTAAACGCATCTTTAATTGGTGTTAAAACGCTTTTTAAAGCTGATAAAGAATAAAGTAAGCCCTGCATAAGCGTATCTCGCCCACCCAAGTCTTTCCAGCCTTTAAGAAGGTCGTTCCTAGCCTTCGTAGTATTGGAAATAAAGCCACCAAAAAAGTTATTTAAACCAGTAAAAAGTTTTTTTGCTTCTTCAAAATCGCCAATAACGATCTTAAACGATTCTGCCCACCCAGTTCCTACAGCCTCTTTAATGGTGTCAACAAGCTGAGTTGCAGTTTTAACTGTTGTTGCGGCATCGGTTGCGGTTTGTGCAGTAGCTAAAAGTGACTTAATTTGAGCATCAGTAAAACCTTTTTGCGAAAGACTAGCTGCGTCTAAGTTACCAGATAGTGCGCCAAGCGTTGTTGTTAGTACATCAGCTGTAAGCCAACCTTGTTCCAAAGAATCTTTGAACGAAACGCCTTTTGCTTCCCATTCTTTAAACGTCGTGTCCATAGGAACGTCGTTTAGCTTACCTAGCGCTTTTCCTGTTTCAAATAATGCTACTTTGAGCTGTTCTCCGCCCATGCCGGCAGATGTGACTGAGTTCCAGTCCATAGCCCTAACTGTACCAGACGCAATTGCCTGAGATAGCTGGTACATAGCTCCAGAAGCTTTTTCGTTGTTTACGCCAGCCATTGCGGCGACATTTGCAAGACCTTTTACTGAGCTAACTGAAGTTTCAAGGTCTACACCAGCCGCAGTAAAGGTACCAATGTTCTTGGTCATGTCGCCAAAGTTATAAATAGTTTTATCGGCGTAAGTATTTAGCTCATCTAGAGCAGCAGTAACATCGTTTAGCGTAGTACCTTTTGAGGCTGTATTTGCCAAAATTGTTTGAATAGAATTAATGTTTGTTTCGTATTCTTTAAAGCCAGCTTTTGCTGGATCAATGGTAAGAGACTTTGCCAGTTGTGTGCCGGTATCAATAGCTTTTGTAGTGATGCTACTTAAAGCAGTAACAGCTACGGCTCCGAGAGCAAGAAACTTTGTAGAAATACCATCTAGCTGAAAGCTCAAGGGGCCTAAGTTAATTCGGTTAAACCCCGTAGCAATATCATCTAGGCCTTTAGTTCCGTCTTTAAACTCCAGCTTTTGTTTTAGCTTGTCCAAACTGGACATTGTTCCTTCAACATTTTTTTGGAAGGAAGCGTTATCAAACGTCATCTTGACGATTGGGTTGTCAATAGAACTACTCACGGTTTCACCTGCTTCCTAATGTCTTGAGAAATCTTTTCAAAGACGGGACGAATCCCGGGGTTGATGTAGTCCTTACCTTGTACGTATCCCCCCGTTCCGGTACCATGCCCATACTGAATGAGGATTGCGACGTTGACACCGTCGTTTGTGTTAGTGTTGTACCACTCAACCCCGGGGTTCGATCTACTGCGGATGACTCGATATTGCCATGAACTGGCAGTCAATCCAGAATCTTTTGGTGTTTCTCTTCTGAGAGCTTCGACTCCCATTTTGCCGTATCGGTCGAGATTTGCAAAGAGGTCGCCAGATGAAAGCTTTTTTAAATACCTTTCAGTGTTACTGAAGTTGCCAAACTTAGTCAAACCAATCACCTAACTCACCTCCTTTACCTAAAACCCTGGGCCTAAATCTTCGACATACATGCTCGTTCCAAAGTGACCGTTTGCAATTGACCCAGATAGATAGCCGCCTGTACTTTGAGTGTAAGCCTGAAGTCTAAAAGTGGTTGAAACATTCCACCCAGCTGGCGCCTCAATTAACCTTTCTGGGACCGGATAGAAGAGATAAGCTGGAAGAGACCCAACTAATCCTTCTTGAGCAATTACAGTAATTGGGGAGTTTCCATAAACAATTCTAAGTCCAAGGTAGGCGGTTGCTGTCGTGTGAAGCAGCCCCCCTCGGGCCCTAAACCTATAGAGACGACCCGGCGTTGGAGTGAATGTCATTGTCATCCCTGGAACGTCATGCCATTCCAAGGGCGTTGGCATGTTAAACTGAGACGTAATTTCAACAAAAGCCTTGACTCCAAGGCCTGAGTTTGAGATCTGTTGTTCGACGCCAGAAATAGCAGTATTTAACTGCGATGTACTGACATCTCCGGTTGGCCCGGGAGGGCCTTGTGGCCCGGCCACACTTCCCGCATTAAAAGTGCTTCCGTTCTGGCGAGTCATAATAAGATTTCCGCCAGTTACAGTGGCTCCTGTTACCGCCTGAGCCTCAATAGCTGCAGACCTGGCTGCGGTGAATGCCGTTACTGTTGCCATGTTGCTCCTTAGTTTGTGTCAGAAACCGAGTAGGTGTTTTCATCAAGAATTTCTACTGTAACTCCGCTTAGACTGAATGTGTCATCGTTATTAAGTTGAATTAGAGCAGAATTACTTGTAGAGGCACTCCATGTTCCATCTTGATTGTCAATGATCGTTACTGTTGGAGTGTCATTAAAGGTTTTAGTACCCGTGATTGTGTAGCTGTTCTCATCAATATAAATTGCGTTTGCATTTTCAATAGTGAATGTTCCGTCAGAGTTTACAAAGATATACCCTTCGTACTTTGACTCCGCAGTCCAAGTCCCATCATTATTATCGGTAATTGAGATTCGGTACCAAGTAGCAAGGTACTCCACCAATTGAGAATACGAGGGTAAAAATGCGTTGTTAACCTGGCTGCCATACAAAAGCATTTCAAGTTCTTGAAGAAGGAGCGGATCAACTTTTTTGGTGTCAATCACAATGTATGAAGAGGGGCGACCATAGAGTGTTTCTCCATCGGGACAAGCCATGACATCCCATTCAAATTCAACAGCAGAGGGGTCCTCACCTGAAGTTTCATAAGAAACTCCAGTGGGGACGGCAATAAGATTATATAAGATGTGAATTTTGTAACTGTCAGCTTCTCCAGAAATATCGTTTCCAACTCGAGTTCTGTAAGACATTGAGAACGGTTTGGGGAATTGCTGTTTTAGGTATACTCCTACATTAATTTCTAAATTCCCGGTAAGAGTTTCTAAAATTTCGGGATAAGTGTAAGCTCTAATTGTAGCCGTAAAATCACCAAGAACAGTTTCCGTACCAATCTGAACGCCGCTTGCGTAAATGGCTTCAACCTGAGTGTCATAATTTTCAGAAACTTCGAGCAAACCGTTCCATGGAAATGCTGTTTCGCCGACATAAAAAGGAACTTCCTCTGGGCCTTCTAAGCTCACTGGAGTATAGTAAATTACACCTCGATCTAGCCCGCTCTCAAATTTTTTTTCTCCTGAGCCGCCCCATTTTAATTTAGGCATAAAGTCTCCTTTTATCCAGTAGTTCCAAGCTTTGCTTTTCTAGCTGCATTAAGATCCCTGTTTCTTGCAGCGATCTCACTTTTAGACATCTTTTTTTGAGGAGAATTTTTAATGTTGCAAATTCTAATTAAAGAAAACAAGCGATTTAAATGCCAAGTCTCACACTCAAAAGGAATGTTAAAAGCCACTAGCCAATAGTAAATAAGCTCTGATGTAATTGTTTCTCCGCGGCCTCTTCGATCTGGCATAGCGCCGAATGTTGTAGCCGACTGAGGAGACTCAATATAATCGTTTATAATCTGTAAGTTTTTTTGCGATAACCCTAAAAGCACTGATGGTTCTACTTTTTTGTTTAAGACCATATGTTTGATATAGCCAAAAACTTCATCATTTGTTTTTGTGTCTGAAGACAAAAAAGGTCTTTGGTATTCTGACTCCCATTTTGACAGTGAGACCAAAGAATGCTCAAGCTCAAGAGTTGTTTCCGGAACAGAGTAAAACTCGTTTGTTCTTTCGTCAAAGAACTCTTGCTTTTCAATAATAATGGTGAGCATTCTTTGGCCTCCCAGTCAAAGATCATCAGTCAAACACATACAGCCAGTCGTTGTCGGTGACCGCAGGGAACTTGTAGCCGACATCTGGGCGCGCAGTAACAATAGTATCCTGAGTAATTACAACGTTTCCGGTTACTGGAAGATCGTTGATGAAATAGGTCACGCCAGTAACAACCGGAATGGTAATGGTGTTGGTTCCAGCATTGAAGGACGGTTCTGTTGGGGTCACCTGAGTGGTTGCCCCAGCAAAGATTGCAATAATTGCCGCTGGGGTTGGCAGAGAGGGATCGGTGCCGGCTGTCCCATAAAGGAACTGCTCAAGCTCAGCTAGATCGCCGCTTGACACCTTGGTAGAGTCAACCGTAATCAGTGATGTCGGCTTGAGGTTTGGAACTGCCACGGGAACCGTAGTAAGCTCCCAGCTGAAAGTGATTGCCTCGGGTGAATCGTTGATGCTAGAGTACTGCTTTTCGGATGGGCTGGCGCTACAGCCATAGACCATGTGAAGCTTGTAGCCATGATCGTCACCGTCAATGTCGTTGCCGACCTTGGTGCGGAAGGAAAGCCCAAAAGATTTCCGAGCCTGTTGCCCAACTGTCAGACCAGGTGCCGGAACAGCAAGCCCGTCGAACTGAGCGAACTCATCCGGGTAGGTGTAAGCTTCAATTGTTGCGCCAAACTCCTCAGCCGAGAAGAGGTTTAGGTACTTGACGTTGTCTGCGTACTGAGCGTTTGCCTCAGCCCCGGAAGGGCTCTCAGTTACAGAAACAAGACCATTCCAAGCAACGCCGTTTGTGTAAGCACCAGCGTTATTTGGAATATATAGAACACCGCGATCGACGCCAGTCTCATAGAGTCGCTCGCCAGCGTTATCCCATGTAAGGATTGCCATTTGTTTCTCCTTCTAGAAGAAAAGTTGATACACGTCGTGATTGAGATTTTCCGCTGTGTAAAAACGATCGAAAATACAAGACGGAAGCTGAGCCACTTTATCTGGAATTTCGCTGTCTGGGTCCCGATCAATAACCGTTACCTGATACCGTTTTTTCCTAGAGTATGGTAGATTGTCAGCAAATTTGGAGTTTTCGTCGTCTCTTTTGTACACAATGCAGGGGTATGACATTTGAATTGTTGGGGGTGGCTGAAAATATACATTAGGCGATCCCAACAGTTCAACAAGAATAGCTTGGAGCTCAAGGCGTTGGGCCATTGTATACACTCCCAAGGCTAAGGATTAGGCGGGGGTTCTTGACTTCGACACTTGTCACAGTCCAAAGAACCCCCGCCCACCGAACATACTTAATTTTGAAGAAATGATCGATGGCTTGCTCGTCAGCTACAATACTAATTGAGTTTCCGACAGAAATATCTTCATTAAGATTGTCTTTTTGCTCGAGAACCCTGGTATTACGGATTACGTCGCCAAAATATGGAAACTCAGTAATTTGATCTACCCAAATTCCAGAGTTAGGCGGGCTTTCAACCGCTTCGCCATAACCAACTTCACCGTAAAACCTAGCCATCAGATCTCCTTAAAATCAGTCGTTCTTGAACTCCCAAGAGTCAATCTCGCTCGACGGGAAGTAGTAACCCGCGGCAGGCTCAGCTGTCACGGTGTAGGTGGCCCCAGAAGCAACCGCATAAGGAGACCCAGCGGCATTGATCACTGTACCCGCGCCGTTCTTGTAAACGACGCCAGTCTGGTTGGTGATCGTTACCTGAGTTCCATTGAATGCCGGAGCATTAGGGGTCACGGCTACGAGATTAGAAGCAACCTTATTTACAACCATAGCGGACTTGAGTTTGTTAAGGGCCCCAGAAACTCGAGTCTCAATAAGGTACTTGTACTGGTTGTAATCAATGTCAAAATCGTCAAACATTGAGACCTGCCCGCCCTTGTCAGCGCCAAGAACGTAGTCCGCCGGGTTGACAAGAACAGCTACAACACTCGGGTACTCTTCCATGACCTCAACAGGTACAATCTGAGCAACCCGAAGCTCTGAAGCTACTTCGTCAAGGCTCTTGTAGATTCGCCGACCGACGGTATCCTTGAGAAGAAGGAACTTGGCAATGTAGGTCTCTGTGGTCCACATTGTGGGAAGGCCAGAGCCCTTCCAGTACTTCCGATTCTGAACAATGGCATCGATGATCTCCTGAACGGAGGAGTTTGCATCGTCGATGTTCACATTGACAGTCACGGTGTAGAGCTCGTGATCCTTGGCAATTGGACGAATGTTGCTCTCGGAGATCTTGTCCTCATGAGCAATGTCTCGGCCGTCGCCAAGAAGAGCAGCCCGAGCGAGCTCCTCGTCTAGCATGATCCGCATCTCACCCTTTAGCCAGGTGACGACGTCGAAGTCAGTGATGTCGACCATGTCGTCACGATCTAGCTTCTGCTTCTTGTAGATTGTGGTCGGAGTGGTGGCTCGCTTGGCAACGCTGAAGAACTCTTCTTTCTTCAGGCTACCAGTGATGTAACCCTTTGCCCTGGCATCGTCTTCAGTGATGTCGGCGTAAACGGTCTTGATCCGGCTGAAGGGGCTCTTTCGGCACCCGGAAAGGAAGGTGTTCACCCACTCCATCCGGCGAGAAAGCCACTGAGGGCTGCTGTCCAGGGCCATTGCATCTGGGAACAGCTGATCAATGTCCTCAATGCCGTGCGAAAGAGCGTAAGACTCTACGGCGTCCTTCAGTGAGCCATTCTTAGTGGCATCTGCCATGATGCTCTGGATATCAGAGTGCGAGAGCGCCGAAGCTGCTGGGGTTGCTGCTGTGGCGTCGCCCTCAAAAACATTCTTGCGGGTCATGTCTTCACCTTCCTTGTCGGTGCTATCATCAGTAATGTTATCATGCTTAGCTGCTGCTTCTTCGGCTGCGGCAGAGAAAGCTTCTCCAACCATATACTGAAGAACCTGCTTTTGAGCTTCTGTCATTGTGTCATAAATGTCCTGAATGGTCTCTTGCCCAGTTAGCTTTTCGCCAGCGGCATGAGAAATTTCCTCTTCAGAAGCATCTACATCTAGCGTTTCATCAGAAACAACTTCCGAATGCTCTAGAACAATTTCTAGACCTGTATGAATAATGGCTTCTTCGTCAAGTGTGTCTACATCTCCATCTGAATGCCGAATGGTGACATTATCGATGATTGCGCCAGGATTTGCCCCAGAAAGAACGAGGCTCACTTCACGAATTGCGCCATGAAGAACTCGCTTTGACCTTTCAATGAGCTCGTTTGCCCAAATTGACATGTGCCGAATGTCTTTGTGGTCGACGGCGGACTTCATATGCTGAGCTTTAGGCGTATCATTAAAGAAACCATAACCGTAAACGCCATCTTCACGATTCTCAAGCACCACGTGCCCCAGAACGTTTTCTGGGTCAGTATGTCCATGTTGCCACACTAGTGGAACCTGCATACTGTCTTGATGCTTGAAGGCGTCTGGGAGAATTGTTCGCCCATCGGAGCACTTCAGCCCCGCCTTAGTGACGTAGCCGCTAAAATCTGCTTCCATTTTGACTTTCCTTTCTAAGAGCTAGCCACTTGAGGTGGATCTGGTTGTGGCATGTTGCTGTTTACAAGCTGGTCTGCCTTTGGATCTTGAGAGGGCTGAATTCCCATAAATCCTCGAATTTCATTTGAAGTAAGGATCTCGTTTCTAGTAAACTTATCGGCAATCTCAGCAAGATCGCTTACCGGAACAAGCTTAAACGGATCTTTAAAGTATTGAATTCTTTCACCATTTGATGTGCCAATTGGCCCAATGAAAGCCCTTTGCATTGACTCTCGAATTGCGGTAACAATTGGCTCGACGGACCTACTATAATAGTTTTTCATTGCAGCTTCGTCCGCTGTGCTATTCATAATTTCCGGCGTAATTCCAAGCTGACCGTAGAGCATATTGGTCAAATACTCAACTTGTTTAAGAAGATTGTTTTCTGCTGGTCGAGTTAATTGAGTGACTTTCTCTGTGCCATCAATGTAGGCAATGCCGTATTGGCTGCCTTTTAGTTGAAACTCGATGTCTTGTCTGCGTTGCTCTGCCTGCTGTTTTCTTGCTTCAGACTTAACGACGTAAGGCAGCTGAATCAAAAGGTCTAGTTTTCCGGAACTAGATTGCTCGTCAACAGAATCTAATAGGGCCAGTTTTCTAATAAGTCTTTGTAGCGTTGAGTTTGGCTCATTCATTACCGCAAATAAGGGGTTCTCAACAATAGCGACAAACCTTTTTTCAAGAGTAATTTCTTGCCGTTCTCCTCGAGCCTCATTATACAGACTAATTCGAACGTGTTTTGGATACCAAGCAACGACTTCGCCAACACGAAGAGTGTAAATATCAAAACGCTCTTGAGTTTGTGGATCATAGTTTGTATCTACGGGAACAATAGCTGCCGTACCAGTGTCGAACAGGGTCATGGCTACATTCTGTCTAAACGCCATGGGTCCCTGATCAATGTTTGCCTCCAAAGTTAAAGCTTTGTTTAGAGCGGTATTCATGTCTTTAACATACCGCCCAGAAGCGTCTAACTTAATGTGTCTCAGCTCAAAGCCGGCAATGTCAATACTCATTCGATTGTATAAAGAGGTGACGATTGTCTTGTCGTTGAACGTAAAGAGGCGTTTCTTTTGTAAATTATAACTTTCAGACGGCCCTCGTGTTTGAGGGCCAGTTTCCCATTCATCATTATTTCTAAAAGCGTTCCAGGCAACCCTAAACCGATCCAAAACTGCCATGTCGCATCACCTCCTAAACCATGGCCTTTGTATTGAATCAGGCTTCCAGAGCAGTAACCCTTGCCTCCAGATCTTCTAGAGCTGTCATCATAGCTGAAATAAGTACGTTCTGCGTATTAAACATGTTTTGTCCATCTTCTGTAAATAAGGCAAAGCTCTCTACTACCTGATTCGGGTCAATTTTAGGCTGTGATGAGGCGATAGCCTGTGTTGTTACCTGATGAGCTGTCATTCAAAAGCCTCCTTGTTGGCTTTGTACGCGACATAAGCGTCCATAAGTGCGGATACGTTGTCAATTTTTTCTTCCGCTCTCTTCTTGAGAAGTTTGCGATTTCCGTTGGTATCTTCTAATGTTACGGCGTTACCCATTGCAAATGACATGAGTTGCTGATCAAAAATCAAAGCTCGTTCTTCGGCTAAAATTTTTAGCTCACCAAGGGGGACCGATTCTGTTTTTGCCCCTTGAATGACTTTTTCAATTCCATAAGAACCGTTTTCAGTTTCCCATCGTGCAACAAATTCTTTGGCGTTGTATGGGTCAAACCCAAAACATCGTACATCGTATTCGTTCTGAAGAATGAAGGCGTCTAAATCGTCGTAGACTTCCATCATATCCAGGACTCGTCCATCAAGAACTTGAAGACTTCCTTCTGAAATGAATTCTTCATACTTATGCCTCATTGCTCCGGGAAGCTTCATTAGAGTTAGAGTCGTAATATAACTTCTAGTTTTTATACCAAAAGAGCCGTTGCTAAGAGGAAATAAAAAGGTGAAAGCGCAGAAGTCATCACCTTGAGAGAGATCCGCTCCCAAAGAACAAGGGGTGGTCCAAAACTCTCTTGTCTGATGAGGAAGAGTTTCTTCATAAGTGAAGAAGTAGGTATACCCTTCCATTGGTATGCCGAATCTTTTTGCTAGAATATCGTTTCTCGAAGCTGGAGCTTTTTCAGCTCGTTCCACATCTAGCTGATAAACATCATAAGTTATTGTTTTACCAAGATTTGGATTGGCTTTCAACCATGTCGATGGATCAGCAACTTCTTCGACATCGTCAAGTTTATAGTGCCAAATCGAAATATGAGGAGCTTGATACTCGCCCTTCAAAATGTTTGCCAGCTCCATCTTGATGGTATCACCGGAGCCGTTTCTAACGGTTCCCTCTGAACTAATTGCAACAATTAGGTAATCTTCCATCTTTGAGGCGCCTTGTTCAATTGCGCCAACAACGTCTTCTCTAATGTCTCCAGAAAGCCACTCGTCAATGGTAGAGATTTTTGGTCTAAGACCCTGTAGTTTGTTGATTGCCATTGGGCGAATCTCAAGAAGCGAACCGGTAAGAAAGTTTTCTACGCCTTTCTTTGTCGACGCTAGTTTAACTCTTTCAGCACTGGATCCGGCAGTATTTCGAATGTTGCCTTCTGTTAGAAATTTAAATAATGGCCCTCGCGACCTTGTGATTGCGGTCCGAATTGGCGACATAACTTCGTCAGCTTGCTTCATAGTGGGCGCAGTAGTTACTTGATGAGTTGTTGCTGTATCAACATTGAGAAAATAGGCCTGAATACAGGCGGCATACATCGACTTGGCTGCGCCGCGTGCAACAATTAAATACTGTTTTGTGACGAGGCGCTTTTTAATCATCTTCTTTACGTAGCGGCCTTCTTTTCCGTTTTCTCCTGGTTGATAAACACTTCTTTCGACAAAGTAGTACCAACCAAAAATTTGTTCTGCCCAAAGTTTAAATGTGTCTAGAAGATGGAGATCGCTTCCATCAGTTAGAGTGAGTTCCATCTCACAGTATTTGATAAAACCTTCTACAGCGTTATCATCATAATAGATGTTAGGATTTTCGATAAGATCGTCAATTCTATTCATCTCTAGAGAAACTTCCCTATTTACTGGAATCTCCCCTCGAAGGACCGCTTCCCTGAATTCGCTATAGTATTTAGGGACTGCGGTATTAGATAATGTCATTATGCCGCCTCCTTAATCTACTTTTTGGTTTTTAGGGCCTTTTCAACCATAGGGGCAACCTTAGCGTTAAGCGCATTCTGAGCTTGCGTTCTTGCCACATTAAGAGCAACTCCTCCAGCAAATTCAAGAACTTTGCCGGCAATCTGCTGCCCTCTTGTTGAAGATGCTACTTCACGCTCGCCCGTTAACTGGTTATACTGTCGCTCTAATTGCATTCGAGACACAGCCGTTTTAAGTTCTGCATCGTTTAAGTCGCTTGCTTTTGCTTTGTCAATACGGACAATTGGGGTTCCATCGTTAGCTTTTCTAACTGAACGCACAACTCCTGGACGGGAATTTCCAGCGTTATCATAGAGTCGTGTTACATCGCCTTCTTTTGGAACTTTACCCTCAACTTTTGTCCTTTTATAGCCT